GATGTGATTGACAAACAAGACGACAAATAGTATAATACAACAAACACATAACTGCTACGGAGAAACAAATGAGTTATACAATAATAAACGACAACAACATCACACACCTCAAAACACTTGAGGACAATTCAATAGATTCAATCATCACAGACCCACCATATGGCATTGAGTTTTTGGGCAAAGACTGGGACACCAACACAGGTGCTGTAGAAACTTGGCAACAATGCCTCAGAGTGTTGAAACCAGGTGGATACTTACTTGCTTTCAGTGCCGCAAGGACATATCATCATTTGGCCACCAACATAGAATCAGTGGGCTTTGAAATAAGAGACCAATTGATGTGGTTGTATGCTTCAGGCTTTCCCAAAGCACAAGACATTGGCAAAGCCATTGACAAAAGAGCAGGCAAGTATGATATTAACTACGGCACTACCACAACACAAACACAAGAAAGAGGTATAAACACACACGGTGCTAAAGGAATGGGCAGTAGGCGGTGTAATCGTTGTCAAAAAGATGTAGCACATCAATATGAATGCAATGATACACAATGTGGTATGAAATATAACTACGGCAGTGAAGAAGCCAAACAATGGGCAGGTTGGAAGACAGCACTGAAACCATCACACGAACCCATAGTGATGGCAAGAAAGCCTTTTAAAGGAAGCACCATGGACAATGTATTACAACACGGTGTTGGAGCACTCAACATTGATGCTACAAGAATAGCATATACAGATAATATGGCCACAGCAAAATCTAAAATAGTTGAAAGCAAATGTAGTGGAGGATACGGTTATGAAAATAAACTTGGTTACAAAGAAACTTATTATGTGGTAAATGACAAAGGCCGTTTCCCATCCAATGTGTTGGGTGAAGTTGAAGGTTATCAAAAGTATTTCTATTGTCCCAAAGTGTCAAGGCGAGAAAGACATACAGGATTTGAACAAACAGATTTAGGAAGACAAAACTACAACGATGGATGGCACTGTGAAGATGCCAACAGAAAGAAAGACCCCCTCGCACACATCGATGTGGTAAATCAAGGTGGCAACAATCACCCCACCGTGAAGCCTGTTGAACTTATGAAGTATTTGATTAAACTAGTAACACCCCCAAACTCAACAGTGTTGGATCCTTTCTGCGGTAGTGGTAGCACGGGCATGGCGGCAGTGGAACTGGGACACACATTCACCGGAATAGAACTAGATGCTGATTATGTGGAAATAGCCAAACGAAGGATTGAGGGTTGGAACAGGCCAAAAGAAACAGGCAACACCTACAACGAACTATTTGAGGAACACGATGCCTAGACCACACCATTATTCCAGATTAAACAGCACACTACTACCAGGAGATGCTTGTGAAACAATAGCACTGGGTTCAGATGCCATGTACGGTGTCAAAAATGGTGAACAATGGGTCACTGTTTGCAAAGAGGACATATTTAGATTAAACACAGGACAGGCCTATCGCAAATATCAAAGATTGTTCTTCGCAAGTCGCAAGTCAGCACAAACTCAGTGCAACAAGTTAAACAAAATGTTCAACACAGACGAATATCAGGTTGCAGAAGTATAATGTTTGCAAATATATTTGAAGTTGAATCCACAGGTAATCGCATTGATTTGCTCACACATGCAGGCAGAAATGCAATCACACAAAAAACTGTAAGATGGTGGGAAAGCCATGGTTGGCAAGTGGTGTGTTGGGACAACACAGGACACTTGCCTGCTGTAGGCAGAAACAAAATCATCAATGCATATAAAAACAGTGATAGACAGTTGCTGATAATGGCTGATGATGACATTACACTATACAAACATAGATTTTTGACACAAAGTTGGTTGCAAAAACCTATTGCCAATGGTGTATATACACTTAATTCAAATCACAAGATGGGCACACTGCATTTCAATAGTGCTGATTGGAATGATGGCAAACATCATTGGAGTTACAGTGAACATATTGGAGGAATATATGTGATTGATAACAAATCAATACCCACACAGGATGAAAGCATGGTTGCATTGGAAGACATGGATTGGGCTTGGCAATGTTGGCAACAGGGTATTCCAACACAGTTGTTGCACACAGTTTTCTGCAGAGAGCAAAGTCAAGATGTAGGCAGTATATTCTGCAAAGATAGAAAACAAAGAGTTGAAATATATCAACATGCAAGACAACAAATGCAACACAAATGGGGCACTTCCAAATGGGGAGAATTTAAGAAGCAATTTGGGGTTGACAAACACCTCAGCAAGAACATATAATAAACACACTATATGAAAACAACAATAATATCAATATTAGCAATATATTGGATCATAGTGATAGGAGCAACTGTACAATGGATGATATGAAACAATTAGAATTATTTGAACCATATGAATTAGATGCAAACAAATCATATGAAAAATTTTTATGGCAAAAAGGTGGCCAACAAACCATATATTGGCCAACACAAAGAGAATGGGATGAAATGTGTGAACAACAATCACACATGACCCAACAAGATTGAAAAGGTTAAGTTTCCATTTTCCTTTTTGATTGCGGCATCCATCTACCCTTACTTGGATGCTTATACCACAGGAGTCTTGCTTAACCATTTTGTGCAGATTATGGTCTCCTTGCAAGGCTCCAAAGAAGCAGTGTAAGAATATAGTGTCAGACATAGCACTGTTCTCCCTTACACTGCTTCATTTTTATGATAATAAATACACACGATGCCATTAAGCGATGCACAAAAAACTATAACACAATCAAACAAAAGATTTAGAGTCCTTGTTTCTGGTAGAAGATTTGGTAAAACACATCTTGCTATCCGTGAACTGTGCAAGGCGGCAAGTCAGCCGAATCGCAAGGTATTTTATGTGGCACCATCATACAGAATGGCCAAACAAATCGTTTGGGAACAACTCAAAACAAGATTAAGAGAATTAAGATGGATCAAAAGGATCAATGAAAGTGATCTATCAATCCGTTTAGTAAATGATTCTTTGATCAGCTTGAGAGGTGCTGACAATGAAGATAGTTTGAGGGGTGTAGGATTGGACTTTGTGGTATTGGATGAGTTTGCTGACATTGATGCCAAAGCATGGCATGAAGTTTTGAGACCAACATTATCAGACACAGGAGGAGGTGCACTATTTTGTGGCACACCCAAAGGCATAGGTAATTGGGCCTATGACATGTTCCAACATTCCAAAACAGATGTTGACAATTGGCAAAGTTTTCAATATACTACAATTCAAGGTGGACAAGTTCCGCCGGAAGAGATTGAACAAGCACAACAGGATCTTGATGCAAGGACATTTAAACAAGAATATGAAGCCTCATTTGAAACTTATTCAGGCACCATATACTATAACTACTCACAAGACTCTATATATAAAGAGGATAAAACACCATTAAAAGATGCCAAACACATTTATATTGGTATGGACTTTAACATTGATCCTATGAGTGCATGTGTGGCAGTAAGAACAGAACAAGGATTGATCATTGTGGATGAAATAAGCATATATGGATCAAACACAGATGAAATGGTAGATGAAATAAGAACAAGATATCCGCAAAAGCAGATCATGGTGTTTCCGGATCCGGCATCAAGGCAAAGGAAAACATCCGCGGGTGGTAGGACTGACTTATCCATACTAACAAATGCAGGATTCACAGTAAAAGCCAAATCACAACACCCTGCGGTGAGAGATAGGATAAATGCAGTTAATTCTGCACTAAAATCTGCAGATGGCAAACAAAAATTATGGATAACACCCAATTGCAAACAAGTGATTAGATCATTAACAAGACAAATATACAAACCAGGTACATCACAGCCAGACAACAATGAAAACCTGTCGCACATGAATGATGCATTAGGTTATATGGTAGAATACCTATATCCTGTGACGAGAAACCGTATAAATACAAATGCACCAACTACCTGGACAATGAAAGTAAAATAGAGGACACAGCATGGCAACAATATATGATGCTTTTGATGTTGAGTATAGATTAGAATATCTTGGATTACCTGTTCACCCTGAATGGAGAAAGAACATCAAAAGATGGACTTATTATTCTGATTCATTCAACGGAGGCAATGATTTTAGATCAGGACAATACTTGATAAGATATATCCTGGAAAGTGCAGAAGAATACGAAAACAGACTCAAAGCAACACCATTAGACAATCATTGCAAGTCAGTGGTAGAAACATACAATTCATTTTTATTTAGAACACCACCCAAGAGAGATTACGGCACACAGGTAGCAAATGATCCAGCATTGGATCCATTTTTAAATGATGCTGACTTAGACGGTAGATCATTCAATTCATTTATGAGAGATTGTGCTACATTTTCAGCGGTGTATGGACATGTTTGGGTAATGGTAGACAAGCCCACTACACAGGTGGCAACAAGAGCAGAAGAATTATCACAAGAGATTAGACCATATGTTTCAATCATTACACCAGAGTCAGTGATTGATTGGCAATACATGAGAAAACCAAACGGTGTGTATGCATTATCATCATTAACATTATTAGATGGCATAGATGAAAGAGCCGCATACTACAGAACAATCACAGCTACTGAGACAACAATATTTACAAGAACATCTGAAGATCAACAAGCAAATGTAGTCGAAGTTATTCCGAATCCAATTGGAGTAGTTCCTTGCATACCAGTTTATGCAGGTAGAACACAAACCAAAGGACTTGGTATATCAGACATATCAGACATTGCTGACATGCAAAGATCATTGTACAATGAATTAAGTGAACTTGAACAACTTATAAGGATTTCCAACCATCCAAGTCTATGTAAAACATCATCCACACAAGCATCAGCAGGTGCAGGAGCGGTTATAGACCTACCGGATGATTTGGACCCCAACCTGAAACCATTTTTGTTGGAGCCTAGTGGCAGTGGTATAGAACAAATCATTGCTTCGATCAATGAGAAAACTAACTCCATAAACAGAATGGCTAACATGGGTGGGGTAAGATCAACAGCAACTAGACAATTGAGTGGTATTGCTATGCAAACAGAAAGAGAACTACTCAATGCTAGATTATCACAAAAAGCAGACAACCTAGAACTTGCTGAAGAGCAAATTTGGAGGATGTGGGCACTGTGGCAAGGCAAAACATTTGATGGTGTTATTGATTATCCAGATTCATTCAATATACATGACAAAGAAAACACAGTGGCATTGCTTAAATTAGCCAAAGAGTCAAAACCAGAGAATGCAGAATTATTAAAACAGATTGACATCATGTTGGCTAAAGCACTTATCAAAGATGAAGATGTTCTCGAGAAAGTGATGGAAGAACAGCAAGAAGTTGGTGAAGTTCAAACACAAGCACCATTACAAACTGAAATGCAACACCCTACCATAGAGTCAGTAGACAAATTGGTAGCACATTTGAGAGAGATGGTGGAGCAGGGGTATACCAATGAACAAATTATTCAATTACATCCGGAGCTATCTGGATTTTTCAATAATCAAAATGGAGGAAATGACAATGGCTAGAAAACCAATGATGGGTCGTAAGAAAAAAGACGACAAGAAGAAAAAGTCAAAAAAATCAGGTAAAAAATCAAGAGGCTAGTGATAGTCCAAGAAAAATACCGTGAAGTTGATTGGGAGCAATACTTCCAATCAATTTCTGATGTATGCCCATGGAGTCTCGAGGCATACCAAAATGATCTAATTAAATTTGCAAGATATTCAGATACCAAAGTATTTTACCACGATGAAACATGGAACACAAGAAAACACATGGCTGTAATTTATTATGATGTTTCATCAGATGTGGATGACCTTATTTGGACAGTGGATCAATTTGATGCATTGCCCAATACCATTTGCTTTTGGAGTCATCCAGACCATACCAAAGGCAAAAACAAACAATGCAATATTCCTATCATAATTCAACAGGGCAGACAAACCCTAGAAGCAATTAGGAAACAGCATAAATATAACAAACAATCGCAAAGATTGGACAGTTAAACTCATAACTTTAAAGGAGGATTTACATGAGTGATATGGAACAAAACACAGAGCAGACTCAAGCTCCAGTAGAAACAGATGCACCAGCAACTGAAGATGCTGTAACTGAGGCGAAAACTTTTACACAGGCTGACTTAGATAAGATTGTGGCAGACCGTGTTTCGAGAGAAAGACGAAAGTTTGAAAAGAAGTATGAAGGCATTGACCCAGAATACTACACAGAATTATCTGCAAAGGCTGAAAAGGAGAAACAAGATAAACTGAAAGCAAAAGGCGAGTTTGAACAAATTTTAAAAGACAGTATGTCTAAGAAAGATGAACAAATTAATGCTTTACTTAATCAAGTAAAAACTATCAAAGTTGATGGTAACTTACTTGATACTGCTTCTAAACATAAGGCAATAAATCCAGGGCAAGTTACACAACTACTCAAGGATCAAGTGCAAATGAATGAAGCAGGTGATGTTGAGATTGTTGATCCTAAAACAAAACAAGTGAGATACAATGACAAAGGTGAACACCTTTCAGTGTCAGAACTTGTTGAAGAATTTTTAACGGCGAACCCACACTTTGTAGCCGCAACACCATCAGGTGCAGGCACTACATCAAAAGTTGGCGATGCTGGGAGCAGTGAAAAGTTTGATATAACAAAATTAGATATGTCTAAACCTGAAGATAGGAAGATTTATGCTGAATATCGTAAGCAACATGGCATATCGGGGTAAATTAAACTTTAATAACCATTTAAGGAGAAACATAAAATGGCAGGCGAAATAAAATCGACTACTACTACTTTAGATGATCTTATTGCTCCAATCGTGGCAGAAGCACAGTTCGTAGCGGCAGAAAGATCAATCATGAGAGGCCTTGTAAAACAATTTAACATTCCAGCAAATTCTGGTAAGGTTTTACAGGTTCCTATATATCCACAACAAACGGCCGAAATTTTGACTGAGGCCGATGACTTATCACCAGCGGCAATCTCAACATCAAAAGTTGATATTACATTAAGAGAAGTTGGTTTAATGACTAATGTATCAGACCTAGCATTAAATCACTCAGAAACTAATGTAATTCAAGATGTTGGAAGATTGTTTGGTGAAGCAATTGCAACAAGAATCGACCGTGACTTAACAGCATTGTTTGGCACTTTCGGTACAACTGTAGGTTCAGCTACAACGGCGGCAACAGCGGCACTAGTATTTGAAGCAGTTGCAAAATTAAGAGCAAATGCAGTTCCACCAAGTGACCTAGCATTGGTATTACACCCGCTAGTAGCACACGATCTTAAATCAACTATCACATCGACATTTGCGGCTCCGGCTAGTGATGTTGGTAACGAAGCATTAAGATCAGGTTTTGTAGGAATGTTAGCAGGTGTTCCAGTGTATGAAACATCAAACATGGCAGACTCATCAGGTAACTTCCCAGGCACAACTGGTGATTACAAAGGTGCAGTATTCCACAAAGATGGTTTAGCAATGGCAATGAGCGGCGACATTAAAATCGAAACTCAAAGAGATGCATCAGCTAGAGCAACTGAGATTGTAGGTATCGCAACATATGGTGTAGCGAAACTACAAGACACTTACGGTGTTGAAATGGAATTTGATTCTTCAATCCAATCATAATTTGGATAAAGAAACAACACATATTTTGGGGCAGTGGCAACATTGCCCCAACATAACAACAGGAGAAACAAATGAGCAACTATTCAACGGATACAGATGTATTAGAATACGAACCACAGATCAAAGAATTTGGTATCATTGATTTTTCATCATACCATGCCAAAACAACAGCAGATATTCAAAGACTGCTTCGTATAGAATGGTGGCCTCGTGTTTCTAGAACAACAGGTAATTATTCATATTTCCAAACAACAGACTTGGAAATGAACAACACAAAACTACAAGCGGCACAATTCACTCGTGCGGCAGTGTTTCATGTATTAGCATACTACATACTACCACAACTAACACAGCATGGACCAGAGAGAGATAGATTCAGAGAAATGATTGACTTTTACAAAGGTAAATTTAGAGAAGAATTTGATCTTATACTGCAAGATGGTGTTGAATATGATTATGATGGTGATGGCACAATAGATAATACTGAAAAACAAACACAACACTACAACAGATTGATTAGATAATGGCAAATGTAAGAGAACAAATTGCTGAAGACATAGTAACTGATCTACAGGGTATCACAACACCTGGTGTTGTTATAGTATCAAGAAACCCAATCAACACTACAGACTTGTCTATAGCACAGTATCCAGCCATTATGGTAAGGACCACAACAGAGTCAAGAGAAGATGCCACAACCAATGCATTAAGGTTTGGCACTATTGATTATACCATCACAGGGTTTGTAAGAGCTGAATCATCAGCAACCACTGTGAACAATTCAATTGATACACAAAGAAACACATTGATTGAAGCAATATCAGAAAAATTAGAAGAAGATAGAACAAGAAATTCAAAAGCATTAAATTCATTTGTAACAGAAGTTACTGTGGATGATGGTACTGTATTTCCAATTGGTAGAATAGATATTACATTCCGTGTTCTATATAAATACACACGAGGAACTTTATAATGGGACTTAGAATTATATACAAAGGTGGTGAACAAAAAGCATGTTCATACACAGAAGCACAAAATTTAGTAGCCAATGAAGGTTGGAGTTGGAATAACTCTGCACCTGCACCAAAGGCTGTTAAGAAAACTGCCAAACCTAAAAAAGCCAAAGTTGAGGTTGAAGCAGTTGAATTGAAACCTGTTGAAGGTGAAGATTTAAAGATAATAGACTTTGGCAACATTGACGAGGAGAAATAATCATGGCAACATTTACAGGACATGACGGAGTGGTGAAGTTTGCTGACACAGATGATGGATTATCATTAGCGGCAAATGGTATTGCTAACTTAAGAAACTTCAGTATTGAACAAACACAAGACACAATTGAAGATACAGTAATGGGTTCAACAGGTATGAGAACATACAAACCTGGTCTATCTACATTTACTATCTCAGGTGATTTGTTTTTTGATGGTGGAGATACAACACAGGCAAAACTTGATGAATTAGTATCAAAAGTAGGCGAAGAATCAAATGCAACTTTTGAAGCATTCCCATCAGGAACAGCAGGTGGTAACACAAAGTTAGCAGGATCTTGCATCATTACAAGTTTTTCAATTACATCATCAGTTGATGGTATGGTTGAGGCTAGTTTTGCGGCACAAGGCACTGGTTCATTAGCAATAACACAATTATAATAGGGGATTGATATTGTGTTGAGGACAAAACTTACAGGTGATCTTGATTTATTAGATTTAAAAAAAGAAATTGATTCTTTTATTAGAGATTTATCAAATCAAACCATAAGGGTTGCAAGACAGAATACCCCTATTGACACAGGTCGTGCTCGTAAAGGATGGAGCAAATCCAATACCAGATCTGGTTTTGAGGTTGAAAACTCAGTGCCTTATATTGGTTTTTTGGAAAAAGGTCATTCTAAACAAGCACCCAAAGGAATATTAAAACCAACAGTCCGTAAGGTGACTGGCAACATACAGAGGAGAATTACACGATGACTCAATCGGTTAGAGATAAAGCAATCTCTCATTACAAACAGAGATTGGCAAGTAAACTATACAAATACCATGTAGAAGAATGGGATTGTGACATTTACTACAGATCTACAAGTTCAATGAGAACTGAATCAAAAATCATGGCACTTACCCAAAATGGTAAAAGTGCAGAGGCTTTGGTAGAATCAATTATTCTTAAAGCACTCGACCAAGATGGCAACAGAGTTTTTAGTGAAGGCGACAGACCATCATTATTAAATGAAGTGGATCCACAAGTTATTATCAAAGTGGCTTCACAACTTAATAATGTGCCTGCAGATGAAACTATAGAGGCTATCGAAAAAAACTAAGAAGGGACGGCGACTTATATAGTATGTTCGCCCTGGCAGATCATCTTAAGCAACCTTTAGATGCTGTCATGAACATGTCCCACTTGGAGTTTAAGGGTTGGATTGCTTATCTTAGTGTTAAGCATGAAAGACAAGAGAGAGATTTAAAGAAACATGGCAACACAAAGAATCACCATAGAAGCCGTTAATAAAACTGGGGCGGCATTAGGAAAAATCCAAAACGACCTCAAAGGTATTAACACTGCTACTAATTCCGTGTCCAGTGGATTTAGTAGATTGCAAACATTAATTGTTGGTGCGGCGGCGGCCTTTGGTGGTTTTAAACT